GTGATCACCGGGTTTACCACGTTCATCGGCGCCATCGGCCAAGTGATCACCTGGCTGGGCCAGTACAAAGAGATCTTGATCGGGATCGGGGTGGCGCTGCTGGCCCTGACCGCGCGGACGATCGCATTCAACGCGGCCGTGGCCGTGCAACTCACCTGGATGTCCATCGTCAGCGTGCTCGGGTCGCTGCGGACCGCCTGGCTGGCGCTGAACGTGGCCATGGCGGCCAACCCCATCGGGGCCGTGATCGCCGCGGTCGCGCTGCTCGCGTCCGGGCTGATCTACGCCAACAACCACTCCGAGACGTTCCGGCGCATCGTTGATCAACTGTTCGCCAAGCTGAAGGAGTTCTTCGCCTGGTGTGGTCCGGCGGTCGAGGAGTGGGCTAACAAGGTCGGGACCTCGTTCGGTCAGGCCGTGACCGACGTGACCAACTTCGGTACCGCGGTGGGCAACTGGGGCACCAAGATGGCGACCTCGTTCACCCAGGCGTACCGGGACGTCGAGGGCTTCGGCACGCACGTCAACAAGTCGCTCGACGACACCGGAAACGATCTTTCCCGGTTCGGCGACAAGGTCAACCAACTGCCCCCCAAGGTGGCCGCCGCGCTGAGCCGGTTCGCGCAGATGCTGTGGGACTCCCTGGTCACCGGGTGGAACCGGGCCCGCGACGAGTCGGTGCGGGTGATCGGTGTGATCATCACCGACGCGCAGGCGCTGCCCAGCAAGATCATCGGTGCGTTGCAGGCACTACCCGGCCAGATGATCAACATGGGCCGGGACATCATGAACGGGCTCCTGAACGGGCTACAGCAACTCGGCCCCTCGATCGTGAGCTACCTGACCAACCTCATCCCGGAACCGGTGCGCCGCGCACTGAACATCCACTCCCCGTCGGGGATCATGAAAGACATCGGAACCGACGTGATGCGCGGGCTCGACCAGGGCTTGCAGTCGTGGATCCCGAAGATCCAACAGACCCTGAACAGCGTCATGGACATGATCAAGTCGACGGGGCAGGCGGCCGGGTCGCTCAACATCGCCGGACAGAACATCGGCTACCAGATCGCCAAGACCGATCAGGGCATCTCCGGATCGGCCACCATCGGCGGTCAACAGGTGTCCGGCTCGATCAACCGCAGCGGCCAGGCCAGCGCCACCATCGGCGGGCACACCTACAACATCGACGCCCGATCGTTCGGCACCCAACTGACCCCCGACGACGTGTCCGATGCGATCAAGTGGGCGTCCAAGATCGGCGGACTGGTCAGCGCGTGATCGACTATCAGGAGGAATCATGAACCCGCTACACGTCGTGCTGTTGATCCTGGCGTTCCTGCTCGCCGCCGGGGCCGCGTTCGTGGCCTCCCGCCCGCACCCGGTCGCCACCTACGGCCTGGTGCTGCTCTCCGCCGGGGTGGCGGTCTACTTCCTGGACGCGGTGCTGGTCGCTACCCGGGTGTACTAGATGCGGTCCACTCAGCCGGGCCAGTGGCGCGACCTCATGTTCGGGCCCGGCACCGCCTACCCGGTGACCGAGATCGACGGGATCGACGAACTGCCCGCCATCGAGACCGCCGACGTCGACCGACCCCAGATCGACGGATCCTGGACCGGCACCGACCAGGTCGGCCCGCGGGTGATCACCATGTCCCTGGGCATCCAAGGGGACAGCCCCGCCGACCTGGAGGCCAAGCGGCGCGCCGCGCTGCTCATCCTCGGCCCGTCCCGGCGCGACACCGAACGCCTGGTACTCACCGACGGGCGGATCGTGTACGGCAAACTGCGCCGCTCGGCCATGCCCAGCGACATGGGCAACGACTGGCGGCTAGGGGACATTCACCTCCAGTTCTGGTGCCCCGACCCGCGGGTGTACCTGGGCGCCTACCAGTCCGCCACGCTGGTCGCCGGTGGGGCTCGGCTCACCGGGCGCACCTACAAACGCGGCTACACCGCGGCGTCCGGCGCCCCCAACTACGTGGCCCCCAAGGGCTGGCAGTACCCCCCCAGCTCGCAGATCGTCGGTCAGGCCCAGATGACCAACATCGGCAACGTGCCCGCGCCGGTGGACTGCACGCTGACCGGGCCGTTGCTCAACCCGGCCATCGAGGTGGTCGGACAGACCCTGTTCCCGATCAACGTCTCGCTCGGGTCCACCGACGTGCTGCGGGTCACCCGCGACTACCACGTGATCCTGAACGGGGTCGAGCGGCGCGACCTGATCGGCGTCGGGGCCCAGTGGCCGGTCATCCCGCCCGGCACCTGGACCATCCGCCTGTTCGCGCAGTCGGGCAACGGGTCCTGTTTCGTGACCACCCAGTCAGCGATCTTGTGACATGACCGGATTCGGCGGCGGCACGTCCACCACGCTCATCGTGCGGGCCATCCAGACCAAGCAGGTGTTGGCCACCGCCCCGTGGTCGCGGCTGACCTACGAATCCCGGATCAACGCGGCCGGGCCGCTCTCGGCCACCATCCCGGTGTTCGATGGCGGGCTGGTCGACACCATGCTGCCGGGCCGGGTCATGATCGGCGTGCTGCGCGGTCAGATCCCGGTGTGGTCGGGGATCTTGTGGAAGCGCGCGATGAACCCCAACGGCCTGATGGAGATCAGTTGCGACGAGATCATGTCCTACTGGGACCGGCGCCGGATCCGACAGACCATGATCTTTACCCAGATCGACCAGTCCTCGATCCTGTCCACGCTGATCGACCTGCCGCAGCGCGACCCCTACGGCACGCTCGGCGTGACCACCGTCGGCAACGTGATCACCGGCCGCCGTCGGGACCGCACCTACTACGGGGCCGACCGCAAGTCCTACGGCGAGATGATCCGCAACCTGTGCGGGGTGATCGACGGGCCGGATATCAAATCGAGCCCCGTCTACGCCAACGGCATCTGGTCCGACCGGTTCGAGGTGGGCTATCCGCGGCTGGGCCGCACCCTGGCCAACTCGCACTTGACGTTCATCGTCGGGGTGAACTGCGAGATCGTGCAGTGGGAGGAGGACGGCGCCAGCTCGACCACGTTCATCGACGCCATGTCGACCAACACCACCGACGCCACCAACCCGTTGTCCTCCTCCTATGAGGCCACGTTCATGTACGGCGCGGGCTGGCCGCGCCTGGAGGACGCGCTGAGCTTCACCGACGTCTCCGTTCAGTCGACCTTGGACGAGAAGGCCAAGGCGGAGCAGGCGGCCCGGTCCGGCATCATCCTGTCGGTCAAGATCAAGCTCCCGGACGCGGACGAGGATCCGATCCTGGGCTCCTACGGGGTGGGCGATGACTGCCGCCTGATCGTGCCCCCGGGCCCGGCGTTCGTGGACGGCTACGACATCCAGGTGCGCATCGCCGGGATCGCGGTCGACGCCGGACAACTGGACGCGGTGACGATCACCATGGTGCCCGCACTGCTGGACGGCACCGTGATCATCCCGAGGAGTGGGGGGACCTGATGACGCGGGTAGCTCGATCCGTCGACCTGGCCGAATGGCTCAACCGCACCGAAGAGAGGCTGTCCACGGCCGAGCGGCGCCTAGCAGCGGCGGCGCGGCCCGCGGGCGGATCGAGCGCGGTGGTGACCGGGCCCAACCTGTTGCCCAACCCCGGCTATGAGGGCAAGCGGCTGGACGGATGGGTGGTCCCGGAGAAAGGGGTCCTGGTCGGCGGGCCGGACGCGCTGGCCGGGGACTGGTCATTCCGGATGAGCCACACGGCGTCGACCCCCGTTGTCACGCGCGAGCGGCGCAGCTTCGATATCTCCCCGTACGCCTGGCGCAACTACACCGGGGCCAACGCGTTTAAACCGGCCACCGGCTCCGACGGGGTGGATCACGCCTGGCAAGGCCAGTTCGACGCGGTGGACGGCAACACCCGCTCCTATCTCTGGTACGACCCGGCCGGATTCGCCGAAGCGGTGGGCTCGATCGCCGGGGACTGGGAATCCTTCGACCTGTTGATCTTCTGGGAGCACTGGTACTGGTCCGAGGGCGGCACCGCGGTGATCGGCGCGCACACCGTGAACACCCCGCCCGCCATCGGCGCCATCGGCCCCACCACCAACTCGTTCCCCGACCTGGTGCGCTACCAGTGGCCCGGCCGGGGCCTCATGGGCTCCTGCAACCTGATCAACATCGGGGGGATCGCCGACCGGATCCGCGACGGCACGTTCCGCGGCATCGAGCTGGGCCCCGGGCCGACCACCAGCAACACCTACTACGGGTACGCCCGGCCCTACGATGCCCGGCTGCGCGCCACGTTTATCAAGACGACCAGCATCAGCATCACCGGACTGTCGTCGGAGGTCCGGTCGCTGGGCATGGGCGTGTCGGGAAACAACGTCAAGTGGAACGCACAGGTGGTGGTCAAATCCACCGTCCCGGCCACCGCCAAGCTCGGCGTCTGGTGGCGCAACGCGGCCCAGGTCGTCACCGATGTGGACGTGGCCACGGTCAACCTGGGGGCCAACGCCACCACCCCGATCGCGGGCACCACCGGGGCCGCGTTCTCCGACGTCGCCGTGGACCTGGGGATCTACCTCAAGGTCACCGGCGCACCACCCTCGGACGGGTCCGGAACCACGATCCCGTGGAACTACACCGTGGACGACTGGATCTTGCGGCAACAGATCGCCGGATAGGAAACCGATCATGACACTGAAGGCGTTGTACTTGCAGAGCGGCGCGTACAACGCGCTCGACGACCGGATGATGGCCGGGCTCCTGCTCGACACCGGGGCCGACCCACTATCGGGCATCGGCCGGATCATCGCCGGGTTGCTGACCTCCGCGCAGGGCACCCCGAACATGACGGTGGCGGTGTCCCCGGGCCGCGCGGTCTGTCCCACCCCGGCGTCCGACGGCGGCGCCTATGTGGTGATGAACGATGCGGTCCTGAACGTCACCGTCCCCCCGGTGTCCACGCTGCCCCGGGTCGATCTGATTCTGATGGCGGTCGACGATGCCGACTACTCGGGATCCACCTACGTCCCGAAGATCTACTGTCTGACCGGGACCCCGGCCGCATCCCCGGTGGGCCCGGCCCAACCGGCGGGCACGCTGCTGCTGGCCACGCTCAACCACCTGGCCAACGCCACGTCGGTGGTCAACTCGGGTATCTCGCGCAACCTGTGGACCAGCCACGAGGCGGAGTATTACGCCAGCACCGTGCAGTCCATCGCCCCCGGCGGGGACCGGCCGCTGATGTTCCCGGTGGTGGGCTCGCTCACCGCGGACGTGACCAAGGGCATCGCCACCGGGGGCTCGACCGCCGACGCCAAGTTCACCGTCAACCGGGACGGCGTTTACACGATCGAGGCGGGCTATCGGCTCAACGGCATGACCGACGGCACGTCGGCCGGGATCTGGCTGGGCCTGGACGGCACCGCGGCATTCCGGTTCTGTGGCAGCTTTACCACCAACGCGGTGGTGGCCAACGCGGCCAACCCGGGCGCGAACGGCGCCACCCAGGAGTGGTCGATCTCGTGTACGCGCCGGTTCGGCGCCGGAACCGGATTCAACGTCTACGGCTGGCACAACGCCGCGGTGTCCAAGAACTCCGAGCCACTGGGCCAGACCAACCACATCCGGATCATCTGGCTGCGCCCCTAGGGCAGGGTTGGCCCGAACCGCTACTGTGATACTGCGTGTAAACAGCCTGTCAGGAGGCCCGCATGCCGATGTGGAATGACCTTGATCGGGCGTTGCAGGGCTCCGGCCTCACCGTCAAGATCGGCTATAACAACTGGAAGAACTACGGGCACGGCACCCCCGGCAAGGCGGAAGGCGTCACCTGTCACCACACCGCCGGGCCGCCCACCGGCGACACGCCGAGCCTCAATACCGTGATCTACGGCCGCTCGGATCTACCCGGCCCGCTGTGCAACCTCTACCTCTCCCGATCCGGGGAGGTCTACCTGGTGGCCGCGGGCATCGGTTACCACGCCGGGAACACCGTGGTGGGCTGGGGTGACAACAACTCCGGGATCGGCATCGAGGCCGAAGCCACCGGGGTGGACCCGTGGCCGCAGGGCCAGTACGACGCCTACGCCCGCATGTGCGCCAGCCTGGCCGCCTACTACGGCATCCCGCTCGATCATGTGGCCGGGCACAAGGAAGTCTGTGACCCACCCGGGCGCAAGATCGATCCGAACTTCGACATGAACAAGTTCCGCGAGACGGTCCGCGCGGGTGGCGGGGTGCCAGCACAGGCGGCCCGCGACTTCCCCGACGATGAGGAGAACCGGATGTTGATCTTATTTACCACCGTGGTGACCGACCCCGGCCACCCTGCCATTCCCGAGACGCCCGAAGTACCGCCGGACCCGGGCGACCCGGACGCCGACCCGCCGATCCCGCCCACCGACGGCTCCCCGGCCGTGCCCGGCAAGCCTGCCGTGCCACCCACCTACCGGTTCGACCTGCGTGGGCAACGCACCTGTGAGGCCGGGGGCGGATCGAACATCGCGCAGGCCGCGTGGGCGTGCCTCTCCACTGCGTGGGGCGGCGCCAACGTCTACCTCGCCGCGGGGGACGGCAAGGGTCGGACGTGGAATCTGCTGGGCTCGCCGGGCAAGCCTGCCCGGATCAATAACAACGCGCAGATCCCGTTCCCGCTCCCGGCGGGCGCCCGGTTGGTGACCGTCGAGGGGCAGCGCGACACCGATGGCACGGTCATCGCCTGCGACGTCTACAACCTGCGCTAGACCGCTGAGCGCGGCAGGACGACCACGTGCATCCGGCTGCGACGTCGCTCGCCTGCGCGGCCCTAGCCTCGTTCATCGTGGGCGCCCTGACCGTGATCACCGATCTGTGGCATCGGCCGATCGATCCGGCGTACTTCCTGATCGGCGGCGCGGCGCTCTGTGGCGCCCTGTTCGAGACCGTGCGCCAGATGACCCGGACCGGTCGCTACCGGGTGACCCGGCTGGATCTGCACGCTCGCTCACGGGCCCGGGGATGGTTGCCGGATCGCTCCGCGGATCGAGTAGCGCGGACAGATCAGGCGGCATTTCTGGCCGGTCCTGCTCCCCGACCCTCACGAGTGGGTGACTATGCCAGCGCTCCCCGATCCACCCGACCCGACTACCCCGATGTCCGCGGTGACCCCCGGCGGGAGGCATGGGAACGGCGGAACCAACCCCCGCAACCTCGGGACCGTTTACACGCTCTGCCTGACGATGCTCATCCTGGTCAGCCTGGGCGTGCTCGCCGTCCCGGACCTCCCCCGGGTGTCCACCGTCCTGGCGCTCATCGTCGGCGCGGGTAGCGCGGGCATCCTGCTCGGCCACTCGATCAGCGTCGAGGTCAACGGGCACGGGGTCCACGTCGTCAAGCCGCAGCGCGTCGAGCGGGTCGCGCCGCAACAGCTCCCACATGAAGACGATCAACGACACTAGGAACAGGGCGACCAGGCCGAGACCGAGTAGGCCGCCCGCGGCCACTCCCGCGAACGCGGCCAGCGCGCCGATCACCAGGGCCACCACCATGATGGCCGCACACATGATCAGGAGCGCGAGCACGCTCAGCGCCTGCGCCACCCGGTAGCGGGCGTTTACACGCTCAACGCGGTGACGGCCCATGCCTGGTACGTCGCATGGGCCGCCCCCGTGTTCCCCTCCCACCTCGGCGAGGTGGTCTAACGGTCACGCGGCAGTGACGAACGGGCTCTGTTCGGCCAGGGCCCAGCGTTGCGCGTCGGACTCCGCGGTGAGGATCCGGAGTGCTTCCTTGGCGGGCAAACGGCCTGGGTAGCCGCTGGGCTTGGCGTACTTGCGCCGGTGCAGCGTCAGCGTTGCGTGGGTGCGCCAGTCATAGCGCAACATGTCGCACCGGTCGCAACGGAACTGCTGGGACCACAACCGGATCCCGGCCGAGACCAGGGCCAGCCAGCCGAGATCTTCCCACCGGTGCCCGTAGGCCCGGCACTTGATCATCTGGAGGATGCGGCGCTTAGCCGCGGGGAGGGTGGACTTAGCCAATGAGATCAGCTCACCGTCCGCACCGTGCAGTCGTTCTCGATCAACGGTTCGTCGGCGCGCACCTGCACGCCGGTACGGGCCGACACCTTGCCCTTGGCGCCCACCATCCACCGGCACGTCTTGTCCGACGTCTGGTCGATCACGTAGTTGCCGGGGGGCCACATGCTCATGGCCTCACCCCGCACATAGATCGTTTCGGGGACGACCTTGGCCGGGGCCAGCTTGGCCGGGGGCACCGGAGGGATCGCGACCGTCGGCACCGGTTGCACGGGCACGGTCACCGCGGCCGGTCGGGACGAGTCGACCAGGCTCAACAGCACCACCAGTGAGATGAGGGCGACCAGCACCACGCCGAGCATGATGATCAGCTTGCGGCCGGTCCGGCGACGGCGCGCCAGGTCCGGGGCCGGGTCCGGGTCCTGGCCGTAGGCGTAGTCGGCCGACGCGTCGAGGTCATCGGGCACCGCGGCCGGGTAGCGGCCCGTCGGATAGCCGGTCCCCTGCGGGGGTCTGGCGCTGGGCTGGTAGAGCGGCTGGCCGCTGGGAGGGGGCCATTCGTCGTTGTATTGGTTCATCGGGCGATCCTCTCGAACTGGGGTTGTCGGGAATGCGTGTCTGGGAAAGGTGGGGGACCCGGCGCGGATTGTTGGGCGCACAGCACCGGGCCCCCCGGGCGTGGGGTGGTGGCTGTCACCCCTGGGCGGTGGGCCTCACTCGCGTTCGTCGAGATCGGCGACCAGTTCGGTGATGGCCCGACCCAGGCGCTTGCGCTTGGCCATGTTCACCTGAGTACCGCGGGCGTGCGCAGCGGCCAGATGGCGGCACAACACGATCAACGGCTCCTGTCTGGCCAACTCGGCGGCCAACTGGTCGTGCTCATCGAGCAGATCCTGGTAGTCGTCTACGTCCTCAAGCGTGGCGTTGTCCAGCGGCGTCACGTCGACCTTGAACGTGTGCCGCTCGGCCAGGGTCTGGCGCAGCTTGTCGCGCTCGGCCTGCGCGGCCACCTTGAGCACGGTCTCGCCCGCCAGCTCATCGCGCAGCCGCTTGATCTCTAGCATCGGGTCGGTCGACTCGATGGCATCGGCGAACGCGGCCACGTTGCCGTAGGTGTTGCGCACCCAGCCGTACAGGAACCGGGCATCGCAGCCGGGCGCCCACGTCGAGCCGGGGCCGCGCGGTTTGCCGCAGCCGCAGCGACACAGGTTGTCGTGCATGGTCATCAGATCCTCTCGTTGATCTTGCTGTCAGAACGGCGGTTCGCCGTGGACGATGTCGCGGAACACCGTACCGATGGGCTCATAGGTCGGGTCGTAGTCGGCCCACTCGCTCGGGTGGGTGTCGTACTCTTCATCCATGCCCTAATAGTACAGGGTGCACTGAGAGTATAGGGTCCCCGGGGGGGTGAGCCTGCCCACACCACGGCGTTTACACGGGCTGCGGTTCGGCGAGGGTGCCCCGCGGGTTCCGGGCTCGCCCGGCCTGCAACGCCCAAATGATCACGATCTGCTGGCAGGCCAGGAAGCACAGCAACAGATGGCCCAGCCAGGTCGGCGGCCACGGCAGGATGACCAGCACCGCGAGCACCGCGGCCAGCGCGCAGGCGAACGTGACCACCTCACCCACCGGGGCATGACGGCGCCGCGCCTGGAGGATGAACGGCACCGACGCGATGGTGTCCACCACGATGGCCACCACGACCACGACCAACCCGGCCGCGACCGGATCTGCCGGACCGATCCATCCGAAGTAGAGCGGCACGTAGATCAGGATCCCGACACCACACAAGATCAGCGACCAGCGGTCCACCGGCTCGATGACCAACGGTTCGTGGCGCGCCAATGCCCACACCGCGACGATCAACGGCCCGGCCGAGAGCGCTGCCTTGGCCACCCATGCCTCCGGAGGCGCCCCGCCGAACGCCTGCCCGAACGTGGCCATCGAGCCGATGACGAACCACGTCAGCCACATGCCCGGCTTCGGATGGGTGCGGTGCGGATCGGTGAACGAGTGCCGCAGCGGCCACACGGTCGGGATGATGCACAAGAGGAAGATCCAACTTGTGGCCAGGGAGACAGCCTCGCGTAGCCCGTCGTCCAGCGGGCCCAACACGGTGGGGGTCACGGCGTGGCCACCCGGCGCTGCTCGGCGTGCGCCTGGCGCAGGACGTCGAACCCGGCGTCGAGCGTGCCCAGCACCACATCCCACGTCATGGTGATGGTGTCCCACAGCGGGTACGGGGTCCAGAATCCCCGCAACCACACCTCAAGATCGACTCGGGAGACCTCTTCGGGGACGTCTTGCAGGACGAACCCGCCGGTCTGCTCATAGGGCAGACAGATCAAGAACGATCCGTCGTCGGTGCGCCGGTCGAGCCAGCGTTTCCCGGCTTCGATCTGGTCGGCCGAGACCTTGAACGGTTCGTCGGGGTCGGCCCGGACATCGATGTGAACTAACATGATCCTCTCCTTGGTGCACTCATAGAACGTGTAAACGCCTGGCTTACTCGGGTCGCCCCTCTCCGCTCCTGTCGTGCTCGATCGGCTCATCGGGACCGTGTAAACGCCAGTCAGGCCAGCGGCGGCGGCGATTGGTCACCTGCTTGGCGAACAGGGCCCGGGCAAGGTCGCCTGGCTCGATGCCCTGGCGCCACGCACCGTCGATCGCCAAGATGATCAAGTCGGCCCACTCGAACGGGTCGGTCGGATCCTGCTCGACCTCGTCCATCTCTTTGCGCATGTGCGCGAGCACGCCACCCAGCCGCGGGCCCGGCCCGAACGCCTGTTCGGAGAACTCGCGCTGCCGCTCGATGTAGGTCACAAGATCGAAAAACGGCATCGATTCTGCGGTGCTCACCGGACTACCCCGGACACGGCGCGGGGCCCTGGACACCGAGATCGGGAGCGGGCCAGGACCCCCACGACCGGTGGGGTAACCACTGGGGGTCGGACCGGCCGCGCTCTGAGACTTGCGCCAACGGGAATCGCAGCACGCACGCTACCGGTCCTCCCCGCCGCTTGTCTGCGGTTGGTCCACATCGGGCGACAGATCGTCAAGATCCTGAGCGTCGCGGCCATCGTCGAACTGCCCGTCGTAGATCAGGTACTGGTCGGTATCCGGATCGTCGAGCTTGCGCACGATCAGCCGTTCCCGGTCCGCCAGGTCCACCACCTGGACCCGCACTCGATCGTCCGGGTGCGTCGGGTCGAGAGCGGCCATGCCCTGCGCGTGCCGCTGCGGGCGGGCCATCTGGTGTCGCGCGTCCTGCTCGCTACGGGTCCGGTGTGCCGAGGGACGTTCGGCCGCAGCCTCCCGGGCCTGGGCCCGTTCCCGGTTGCGGCGTTCGGTGAACGTCAGCCAGTTCTGCCAGTGGGTGGCATCGACATACGGGTCAGCCTCCACCCGCTCGGCGTCCAGCCGCTGGGCTACCGCCATCGGGTCCATGGTGGGCCAGGCGTCCCACCCCTCCGGAAGCTGATCTTCCCGGCCGGTCTGCTCGGCGATGATCCACGGATCCGGGACCTTGCGGCCCGCGGCGTGGGCTCGGCGCAGCCGTTCCCGGTAGCGGGTGTCCCCGCCGGGGGCCCAGCGTCGTGAGGTGATCCGGCCGTCACCGGAGAAGCACGTACGGCGCACCGGTACACCTCCGCGGGGCGGGGGAAGCGGGGGCTCAACTTCCGTTCGGTCCACAACAGTCATGATCCTCTCTCCGTTTCTGTCGGTGCCACATGGTCAACTGTCGATCATGGCGGCGATGTCCGGGTCACCCTTGCGCGGATCATTGAAGACGTGCACGCGCAGCCAGGCGGAGAACACCGCGGGGCCCCGGGCGTGGGCTCGCAACGCGGCCATGGGGTTGAGATCCCACATGACCACGATCCGATACAGCAACTCAGTGGAAGGCAGGCGACCACCGGTGCGCAGCTTGCTAGCCGTGGCCGAAGACACCTGCGCGCGAGCGGCGAACTCGGCGTTGGTGGTACGGGATGTCATAGTCGCCCCCGCTGAGGTTGTCATAGCACTGAGGGTACCGGCTAGGTTAGGGCCTGTCCAAGGCCGAGCGGGAGAGGGTAGACTCCCCGTACTAGGTGGCTGATCAGGGATGTGAGGGGCGACGGTGGGTAGGACAAAGACGCTGCTGGAGCGGGCCGAACGGGTCGATGGGCTCAAGCAAGACGAGTACGGCGTGTGGCGTGATCAGCACGGCCGGGCCGCGTTGTGGCGGGCCGACGGGAAGGGTCGGGCCCCGTACCGGCGGGCGTCGGACATCGGCAAGCAAGTGGAGGATCCCCGGCTGTTGCGCGCGTTCGATGAGCGCAAGGTGGCCGAGGGTGTCGGGATGAACGAACACCTACAGGTGGCGGTGGCGTCGAGTTGGCGCAGCCGGGACCGGATGAACGAGATCTGCGCCGAAGCGAAGATGTTGGCCAAGGCTAAGGATCGCGCGGTCAAGGGCACCGCGGAGCACCATTTTTTCGATGACGTCGACCTGGACCGGATGACGGATCGGCCGCGCCACCTGGATGGGGACGTGGACGCCTACAACACGTTGACCCGCCCCCGGCTCGAACACTTGGACGTCGAACAGTTCATCGCCTGTGACACCAGTCTGGCCGGGCTGCCGGTGTTCCTGTGCGGGCGCCTCGATCGCCGGTCGCGGCTGTTGGTCGATCTTCCGTTCCCGCGCGCCCTGTGGGATGTGGCCGGGATGGAGTACATGCCCGCGGGCGAGGTCGTGATCGTCGATAACAAGACGGGCGCGTCGGTGGACTTCGCGCAGATCTCGTGGGGCATGCAAGAGGCCACCTACGCCCACGGCGACCCCTACGACCTGACGACCGACACCCGCGGCCGATGGGAGGAACGCCCGCGCACGGATTGGGCGCTGGTCGTGCACGTGCCCTACGGCGAGGGGGAAGCCCGGATGCACTGGCTGAACATCGGGAAGGCGTGGACGTATCTCCCGATCGCGATCAGCCGGATCTACGCCAACGCGGAAAAGGATCAACTGATGGCGCCGGTGCCCAAGGCGCACATCATCCGCAGTGATCGACGGATGAACTGGTGATCAACATGCCCCGCTACCGCAACCCGATCATCTGGGCCAACTGCGAGACCTGCCACATGCCGGTGGCCATGATCGTGCACGACGAGTTGGCCTACCTGATGAGCGTTCACAACGGGGTGGCGCATTTCGCCTGCCCTACCGAGCACGACCTAGAGAGGATCATGACCCATGCCAACCCGACCGCGGACAGCTCCGAAAACCGACGACTCGCAGGCGGACCCGTCCGGCTCGCCTTCACGACCGATCGTGCCCCCGCCCCCGCCCCCCGCGGCCCGCGAGCCTGAGCGCATCGTGTCCCCCGACGTCGCGGCCCGCCGCGGACCCACCGTGGTGCAACTGATGATCGACGTCATGCGCCGGGTGCGGTTCGTCGGCAAGGACCAGCGCAACACCGAACAGCGGTTCGACTTCCGCGGCATCGATGACGTGATCAACGCGTTGGGCCCGGCCATGCGCGAGGTGGGGATCATCGTGCTGCCCACCGTCGAGTGGTCGCAACGCGCGAGCACCAAGACGACCCGCGGCAAGGACACCCGCGAGACCACGATCCGCACCCGGTGGACGTTCTACGGCCCGGCCGGGGACTCGATCTCCGCGGTGACCGAGGGGGAGAGCCTGGACAGCGGCGACAAGGGCACGGCCAAGGCGCAGACCGTCGCCTGGCGGGTGGCCATGATCCAGGCGTTCGCGCTGCCCACCGATGAGCCGGATCCGGATCACGACAGTTACCAGCGGGTAGACGAATACGAGGACGACCGGCGCGGCCGGGGCCGTCGGGACGAGCGGCGCGACGAGCGCAACGGCGACCGGTGGGCGGGTCGGCCGACGATGCGCGACCACTTCGGCACCGACGACGAGCGGGCCGAGGGTGAGGACCGCAGGCGTGCCCGCACGTCGACTGGCCGTGTAAACGTCGAGGACGAGGGGGACGAGCGGGGCGACCTGATCGACACCTCGGACCCTGAGGAAGCGGCGCAGCGGGCCCTGATGACCTTGAAAGACAAGCTCCGCCACTACAAGATCCGCAAGGATGCGGCGGCCGACGTGTTCGCCGACCTGTTCGGCGAGGAACTGCCCACCGCGGCGGCAGACATCATCGACAAGTACACCGAACTGATCGTCGCCATCGGTGGCCTGCCCCAGATCGACAAGGAACCGACCGAACAGCACCCGATGGTGCGGCGGCTGATGGCCGTGCGGGGGATCATCGCCGAGGACGACCCCGCCGTAGCGACCCTGCCGGACCCGCGGGACGCTGATCAAGCGGGGATCGACCGCGACAACATCGAGGGTCGCTGAGCCGATCATGGCCCGTAACCCGAACCTGGACGAGATGCGCGCAGAGCTTGAGCGCCGACGCCACCGCCACCAGATCGTGGCCCTGGCTGCGGCCGACGCCGAAGCGGCCTACCGCTGGCAGCGCGCGCTCAAGATCAAGGAAGCGCGGGCAGAGGGCACCGCGGCCACGATGTGCGAGTACCTCGCCGATGCCGACCCGGAGATCTACAAGCTACACCGGGAACGGCTGCGCATCGCCGGGCGGGAACGGGTGCTGTATGAGGCGTGCAAGGACCTGCGCGAGTCGCTGGGGATCGAGCAGACCCAAACCGTCAATGAGCGCGTGTAAACGGTCCGCACCATCCCCACCCGGGGACAGGTGTGTGGACAGAGAGGATCGATCATGACCGAGGTACCGCGGCCCACCCCGTGCGGGTCCTGCCCCTACCGGTGCGACGTGCCGTCCGGGGTGTGGGCCGCCGAAGAGTACGACCGGCTACCCCGCTACGACGGGCCGATCCACGAACAGGCCATGAGCGAGGCCACCGCGCTGTTTCTGTGCCACCAGGCCGACGGGCACCTGTGCGCCGGATGGGCCGGGCACCGCGACCCGGCCGACCTGTTGGCCATCCGGCTGGCCATCCTGCGCGACGACCTGCCGCCCGACGTGGTCGACTACCGGACCGACGCCGAGCTGTTCGCCACCGGCGCCGAAGCGGCCGAGCACGGCAAGCGCGAGATCGAGTCCCCGGGGTACCTGGCCCGGTCCGCGGCGCGCAAGGTGGCGATCGTGCGCGCGCTGCGCAGTATGCCGGTGCGCGGCGATGATCAGGGTTGAGAACGTGCTGATGCGTCGCGAGATCCGCGCGCACTGGCTCACCGCCCACGGCGAGACGTCGATCATCATCTGGCAAACCCAGGTCGACGACGGCGGGTGGCGGATCAACGGCCTGACCGTGGGCGAGAACTACTACCGACCGAGCAAGACCGGATCATGGCCGCGGGCGGTACCTGCGCCCCTGATCGTTGCCATTGTTCAGCTTGACCCCAACGCGAACAATGGTACTGTGAGTCCTAGTGGCTGATCGGGTGCAAGACGGCCCCTCGATGGAGAAGAGGATCTAGAGTGCTGAACGGAAGCTACGACGTGATCGTGGGAAACGCGGTCCAGGATTTCGATCTACGGTTCACCCCGGGCGGCGCGGCCGTCGGAGACGTCACGATCGCGGTCAACTCGCGCGAGCAGGTCGACGGGGAGTGGGTGGACCGCGACGACCCGATGTACGTCAA